TTCACGATAATCTCGTTTAGCCAAATCAAGTTCTTTTTCATAAGAAGTAGTAATAGATTTTATATAGTCTTCTTCACCACTACTAAGAGTAGATTTTAGTTGTTCGTTTTGAGTAGCAATATGTTTTGCATACCGAACAGCTTCTTCTCTTTCTCTATCAGCTTGTTCTTTAGCGCGCCTTTCATCGTGATAAACTTTTTTAAGCTGCGCCATACGTTGTTTAACGCGATCAGAATAATCTTCTAAATTATCATTCTCTAGTTCGTCAACAATCTTTTGCGGTAAAGGTTCCTTCCCTTGATCTTCAAGAGGCGTATCATCTTCTTCCTCTATTTCAATTTCAGGTTCAGCTGCACGTGGTTTCTCTTGTACAACCCGCTCGACATCTGCGGTAGATTTTTCGGGTTTAGAAGCTTTGCTTTCTTCTGTACTAACTTCTACTTCTTCGCCCTCCATCTCTAATTCTTCCGGTATTTCATTTACTATCTTTGTCATCTTGCTCTCCATTTATTGCACTGATAAATAAATCAGTGTTTCGATTGCCTTTAGATAAATTCCAATACTCAGGAACTACCTGAAGGTTTGTGAGACAATGTCTGCCTCCTTTGCTTAGTGGTACGATATGATCCACGTGCCACTTAAACTCAAACATCTCTTCGCGAAGTTTAGCCAAAGAGTACATTTCTTTTAATATCCACTTATCATCAGATGTATGAATATCGTTTACTTTCTTTTGTGTTGCCTTTCTTGTTGCTTTATAAGCGTTTACTTTTTCTGGATTAGCTTTTCTCCAAACACTTACACGTATTCGTTCTTGTTCAGCATGTTTGTGGTAATAGATTTTATGGCTCTCTAATACCTTTTCTGAATTAGCCTTTTTCCAAGACTTTCTCCAGTTATATGCCTTTTCTCGATTCGCTTTATAGTAAGCTCTTCGTTGTTCCGCGCTTTTCCAGCCAGACAAAATTAAGCTCTTGCATACCCACGAGGATCACTAACCACAGCTTCTACAGTATCGTCATTAATAATACGAAACTCTTTACCGTGAATCTTTATGCGTGTTCCTGAATAAGCGCGGGTAATTACAAAGTCACCTTCTTTACACCAAGGACCAGAAGGAAATCTATCTTTATCTTTGTAAGCTAAATCACCCAAGGACATAACAAACAGAACAACCGTAGAATGTTCTTCAATTTTTTTAGCCCCATCAGCTTTTAGTATTCCGCTTTCATAAGCATCTTCAACTTCAGGTACAGCACATAAAATACGATAGCCCTTAACTTCAGGTAGTTGTTTAGCTAAGTTGTCCATTGCTTCTTCTTTTGAAACAGCAGCATCTTTTTTTGCTTTAGCTTTAGATTTAATTGGAGCGCCTCCAGGAGACACTAAAGTTTTTTCGCTCGTTGCTATTTTATTCATTTGCTCACCACTGAATCAGTAGGATTAGATTCAAAATCTTCATCCTGTTCTTTGTTAGTTCTAAGTAGTTCAGATATAAAACTTTGAACCATGAGATACCCGCGAACTTCTCCGCAAGCGTGTTGATAGCCACCGAAATCTTTAGCCGTTCCTGCACTAAGATCCTCTTGAATTATCCTTCGCCGTTCTTCAATTTGCGCTGATAGTAACATTAGCGTTTCTTTCATTTTGCATTCCTCTAGTTGGTTTTTAAATTAATTATTCATCTTGTTGAATTTCTGTATCATCTATCTTTTCATCTTTTTGAATTTCTGTATCTTCTACTTTAGTGTTACTGCGTAGTCTTTCTTCTTCTGCACGTAGCTGCATATCAAGACTTTTACTAACAGCATTAGCGCCCAACTCAGCACCTTTAATTACCTGCTTGACTTCATTATTTGTTTGTTCCATTTGAGCTTCAGCACCAATCTTAGCACCTACTATTGCTTGTTGAGAATCTATTCTTGCTTTCTCTAACATTAAGTCTCGCTCAAACCCAGACTCCATTTTGTATTTATCAAACTGTAACTTAGCTTTATCAAGTTCAATATCTGCCATAGTTTTCTGAGCTTTAACTTGCGCTTCTTGTTGTTTGATCTGAAGCTCTGCTTGTTGCATTTGAATCAACGGATCTTGTTGTTGCTGCTGTGCTTGTTCCTGTTGAACTTCTGCTTGGTCTTTCTGAAGCAGTTGCTCTCCAGCTCGTGCTACGAGACGAGATAGTTCTACTTCTACATCTTCTGGTAATACTTCATCAGGAGCTGGAAGCGGAACACCAAGTTGTTCTTCTATTTGTTTGCGGTATTCAAAGGCTATATGTTCAGCTACGTGTGCTTCCATTGCCGCAATAATTGCATTAGCTTTAGTACTCTGTCCTATCATCTCACGAATCTTAGGATCATTTATAAAGGCCATATGTGTAGTAATGTGCGCTTCCTGATCTTGATATATAAATGCTTTAACGGGTTTTCCATTAATAATATTCATATTCTCTGTAACAGGATTTGCTTCTTTTACATCTTCTTTATCAGGTATAAGCTTGTCTATATTTTTAACACCTAACACTTCTAGCATCTGGCGATTGAGTACAGGTAAGTCGTAGATGTCAGGGTTAGATTGTGCAAGTTGCATAACCGCTTGGTACTGTACGACTTTCTGCGCCATTGTTGCAGCGTTAGGATCAGCAACGGGTACTAAGTTAACTTTATTGTAGTCTTCTTGTTTAGCACCGGGTGTTCCTGTCGAAGGATCATACTGATAATCTGGATCTGTGTAATCACGAATAATATCTTTAAGTAATGAGAACTCTTTTTTCATAGAGTAATAAATACGTGCATTAACTGCGGACATTACTTTGAGTGTTCTTTCTAAGATAGCAAGTGTTGAACCTACAGGAGAGTTAGCTGACATATCCGATACTTTCATATCAGAAGCACTAGCGAACCTTCGCCCTTCACTAACAATCTTATCCATTAATGTTGAAAGAACTTGGCTTGGTTCTTTATAAGGAAGGGGCATTAAGTTATCACGAATAGTTCCTGAAGGCGCATCAACGTCTCGCCATTCTGCTGGACCTATAGGAGTATCATCTCCTTTAATCCTGAGTCCTCTAGCTTTAAATCCGCCGGGCAGGTTAGAGAGTGTGCCAGCATCAACAAGTTGACGAAGAAGCATAGTCCCTGATTTAGCGAACCCCCCAACGAGATGTATTAAACCAAAACAGTAGAAACCAAATCCGGGTATATACCCATAGTGAACAAAGTGTTGTCTACGTGTTTTTAAATTATCTTCTTGTTTCCAATTACGGCGAATAGCTAGGATCTCAGTTGTACCTTTATCTATTGTTACAACATAAGGTAGAGCTATCCCTGTCTTCTCACCATTGTCTTCATCTTCATATCCTTCCAGATCAAGATCAACATTCATTTCTAGAATCTTGTAGCGATCATCATTAGTCGCATCGAAACCCATCTGTTCAGCAATCTTTTTCTCTACTTCATCTAGATCGTAGCCAGGATCACCTAGCTCAATGTCACGATAAAAGTTCATTTGCTGTAGGTTGTGTAGTTCTTGTTTAGTTTTTCGCATTACGTGAGTAACACGCTCTGCTGTTTCTAGATTAGATGCACCGTAAGGCACAACCATATCTTCAGCAGTAACGAATACAGATACTTGACGTTGTAGTGCTGGATCATAATAAACTTTCTTAAACGCATTACCTGCAAGGCCAAGACCCCATAACATTCTTTCATGCTCTGGGCGATACTCAGGCATCTTATCCATGAGCTGATAGTTCATATTCTCTTGTACACGAGCTGCAGCTTCTAAACACTCTGGTGTTTCTTTACCAATAATAGAAGTCTTAACAGGTCCCGCTGCAGGGAACGTCTCCATCATAGTTTCTGCTTGGAACTTAACGAGTGCTTCAGATAAGAGTGGGTGATATACAGCGCAAGCCCCTTCCCAAGGCTCACTTCTTTGTTCTATTTTAAGACCTAGTAATTCAAGACCATCAACATAAGTTTCTAGCCAATCTTTTCTTGAGTTAATATCATTAGAGAAATCACCAAGTAAATCTGAAGAAAGTTCTGCTAGGTATTGTTCCGGGAGTTCTTCTGCAAGGTTTGCTGAAAACTCATCTTCAGGCATACGATCAGGATCAATGTTTATCTCCATATCACCAATCTTAATATTGACCTCTTCAGGATCTTCGATCTCTATTTCAATGGCGGTTTCTTGTTCGCCGAGTTCTTCCATCCCTTTGGGTGCTTGGTATAATCCTTTGTCAATATCAGCCATTAGTCTTTCCTTAGTTATAATGCGTATAATCTTTTGTGTGCTCGACCTCTGAAGATCTGTCTTTCTTCTTCTTCATCGTTTGGTAATCTAATAAATCCGCCCTGCCTAAATCTAGCAAGCGCTAAAGTAGTGGAGTCTACCAAGTCATCGTTAGCCCCACTAGGAAAATCGTTACATTCTTCTATAACTTCATGTGCCCAACGTCTATCTGGAGCCCAAACGACTCCACCATGAAATAAATCAGACACAGCATTCACCCTACTTATTTTATCTTGTCCTTTGCCCGGTGTAAACTCACCTACAGGAATGCCCATTCGCCTAAATTCTTGGTATAAAGCTGCACCATTAGACTTTTTCTCTACAATGAACGCATCAGGCTCCCATTCACGGTACTCTTCTAGGCACATTTGCTTTAATTCAGGGAACTCTAGTCGCTGTTTGATTGAATTTAGCAAAATAATGTTATGGTTGTTAACTTCCTCGTTATAAAACACGCCCCAAGTAGTTAATGCGTTGTAATCCGCTCTATTATTGGCTTCCTGCGCCGCATCTAACGTCATTATTATAAATTCACAGGGTGGTGGGTCGTCTTGTTCCCATATATTCCACCATTCACGCTTAATTAGTGCACCTTCTTCCGATACTGGGTTCTGCATATACTGCGCGTTCCAATATCTTATGTCAATCGAGGCTCTTCTAGACTGTAATTCCTTTATGGGCCAGAACTCTGGCCACAATGATACCTCTTCTCCTTGTTTATCTTCTAAAATCGCAGGAAACTCTACAACTTCCCAGTCATCTACGTCATCATTCTTAACCATTTGGTTTATTATCTGTCCTGTCAGGTCTAATTTAGACCATCGAGTCATAACAACAATAATAGCACCACCAGGCATAAGGCGCTGTAACGGACCAGACTGAAACCATTCCCATGCAGGGAGAAAAACATCAGACTTGCCAAGCTTTGCATCTTGCTCTGAGTGCGGATCGTCAATAATGAATAGATCGGCACCCCTACCAGCCAAAGCGCCACCAACACCAATTGCAAAATACTCACCATTAAAGTTAGTACCCCAACGAGAAGCGGATTTGCTGTCTGCTTGAAGTGATACATTCGGGAATACGTCTTTGTACGGATCAGAACCAACCAAATTTCGAACCCTACGGCCGAAGTTAACAGCCAGATCCGCAGTGTGCGAAGCCATGATAATCTTTTTCGCAGGGTGTCTACCCAAAAACCACGCGGGAGCCAAGTATGATATAAGCTCTGACTTCCCGTGACGAGGTGCGATGTTAACAATAACCCTTTTTCTTTTACCTTCAGCAATTTCTTCAAACAACTTAGCCAATCTCGCATGGTGTGCTCCTATTTTATAATCAGGATAAACGTGTTTGATAAAATCTAGGAAGTTTGCTTTGCCTTGTTCTTGCGTTACCTCTTTCTGATACTGTTGCAATAGAGTCAGACTTCTCTGCCGTTCTTTCTCTGGCATATCTGGTAGCGCATTTTGTAGTAGTTCTAGATCCTCAACACTAATCATCGTTTATTACTTCATGTCTCCCATTAATAACTTTGCTTTTTAGTGATTCTATCGTTTCTTTTAGTTCTTTCTCTAGCTCTTCACCACTTTTAGTAATGTGGGTAATCTCTGTTTTCTTCTTAAATGCATCAACGCCATCAATCTCACCTATCTTACTCCAAGCAGATATTCTTTCTCGTGATGTCTTAGCCATCGCTGCTTCTTGTAGGAGTCCGTTGACAACAGAAAGTTTAATATCAGCTAGGTCTTTAGCCACCATGTGACTAGTCTGTGATACTAGACCCGATAGATAGGCAATTGTTTCGTTGGGGTATTCACCGAACTCAGGTTTTAACTCTGGGTTAACCATCATTTCTTTTGCCAAACTTTCTGCGTGCTCCATGTTTTCTGTAGTAGGTTCTATGTTTTCGTCTGCTAAATCACTGACTAGCTTTATTGTCTGTGCTCGCATTGTGAGTTCTTCTTGCACAGGAATATCTGGTAACGCTTCTTTAGCATTTTTAGGGATAGGGATATCGTTTTCTACGCAAGGGATAATTACGTTTTGACTAGTGTCGTTCATGTGTTG